TCCATCATTCCACTAAAGCCCATTGCGTTCTTTGAGCCTTCTTCCATACCTTTAATCAAAATACCAACACCAGCGGCGGCAGGGATTGCACCCTTTTCGCTCATCTCTAAAATCTCGGCAGTTGTTTTTCCATACGCATCAGCCAAGTATTGAAGTGCTGGAATACCTGCTTCTGCTAATTGACGAAGTTCTCCACCTGATACTTTGCCCTTTGCTTGCATCTGACCAATAGCAAGAGTTAGTCGGTCAATACCTTCAGCACCAAGAGAAAGTCCTGAAGCGGCGTTACCAATAGCAGTAAGCATTGGTAGGACTTGTGAGGCTTCGAATCCGAAAGCCATAAGTTTCTTTGCTCCTGCTTGAACTTGTGGAAGTTCAAAAGGAGTAGCGGCGGCAAAGTCTTGTAACTCTTTTACAAACTGAGTCGCCTTTTCGGCAGAACCCATCATCTTTGTAAAAGCAATCATTGACTGTTGATAGTCCGAAGCGGCTTTAACGCCAGCCATAGCAAGTCCACCAAGAGCAACGCCAGCGGCGATTGCACTTCGTTTTAAATACTTCATACCTGCTGAAGTTTTTCCAACAGAAGTATTTAATCCATTAAGAGAATCTGAAGCCCTTTGAGCGGAAGAAACAAACTGACCTGTATCAAGAGAGACTTTACCTCTTACATTATAGTCAGCCATACATCACCTCCGATTTGCTTTTTCTTGTTCCCAAACTCGAACTTGCTCTAACGCCTCCCACTCGGCCAATTCAATTGCAGAGATAGGATTATGGGAAGGACTGCCGTTAAGTAACTCATCGACAGTCCTACCCAATCTCTGTGCTAGTTCAAAGACGAATCTTCGATAGCCGTTTCGGACGAATCTTTTCCCAAATCATTTGAAGTTTCTGCTAAGAAACCTGAAAGGCGCATACCGACAGTTGCGAGGCTGTCTAGTGCGTTAGCAGACTTCGAGAGTAACGCTGTTCGGTCCTCAGGAGTGAAAATCTTTTCTCCTGTATCAGCATCGAACGCTGTTGAAATAACAATTTCAGGATAAACCATTTGTAGGTTCATACCTTTTTCGTCTTGGGCTAAATCCAAGATACGAGTGCGCTCTGCGCCCGTCATACCTCGTACTTCAATCGAGATATTCCACTCTTTAACTTTTACAAGTTCTTTAGGAATATCATTGCTATTTAAAATCTGGTCTCTTAAGGACACGATTACTCTCTTTCGATTAGGGTCTCTAGGACTCGGTTATTGGGGTTATTAAGTTTTTTTATTAAGCGTAAGTGCCGCGTGTGATTGCGCCAGTTACTTGGAACTCTGCTGAGAAAGCAACAATGTCGCCTACTCCACCACTAACTTCGTATGAAGTTAGAAATGCTGTTCCTGTGTACTTAACTTGACCTGCTGTTGTTCCTTCAGGTCCATATACAAATGCGCTCGCTGTTTCATGTCCGACAAGTCCTGAAAGGTATCCATCGAATGTTGCATCGAATGAACCTTCTATTGAAATTGTTGAATCTGAGAAACCAACTACATAAGACTTTGATGAGGAGCCGAAAGAAGTGGTTTCCAAAGTTTCGATAGAGCGTGGCATTGTTACTGAGTTCAGCGCGCTGCTGATATCACGAACAACTGCGCCGCTATCGGCAATCGTGAACTGCGAGTTTTTACCGTGGCGAAATGTTGGCATTTTATCTCCTTGCGAATCCAACGGTGATGGTTGCTGAGCCTGATGACCCAGCAAATGCAGATACAATCGTACGAAGGTATCTGTTTACTGTTGTTCCAGCGGCTACTTCAATTCTTTCTGAAGTAGTTGTTGCTGAAGTTGTTGCTGTAAATACAATCAAATCAGCCCATGTTGAGTTATTTGCTGAGTGTTGTATTTTTATTGTTGCCGCACCATTACGAGTATTAGCCGTAACATGCAGATGCCCAACTCCTCCATTTGCAGAAGATGCTGAGTTATCAACGCTAGTGTTATTTACGGTTGCAGTAACAGACTGTTGAGCGGCTAGTAATACGCCCCCATCTAATCCACCAACTGTTCCGCTTGCTTGTGCTTCAGCAGAAATACTTACCATATCGGCAACTGCTGAACTTATTTCATAAGAAGTTTCATCGGTATTAATTAATTTTGCTCGGCGACCTATTGCCGCACCTTCGCTACCGACTGTAATAATCTTTTTAGTTGCAGATGCGACAGAAGTTGCTAAGACTTCATCTACACCTGAAGCATCTCCAGCCCATAGTCCTTCAAGACTAACTGTGCCGTCTTTCATTCCAACAGCATAAGTTTTATTTGCTGAACCGAAAGTTGTAGTTTCAACCGCCTCAGCCATAGCGCTTGTAGATACGGAGTTGAAGTAAGTGCTTAAATCAAAGTTATCAAATAGTACGACTGTATTTTTACCATGGCGAAATGTAGGCATTATTTATCCTCGCTTATAATTGTTTCGGCTTCGGGAGTTGAGGAAACAATTGCTTCGGCTTCTTCAACACTAATGCCGTCAGATAAGTCAATAACAGTTACAGGTTTTTCTTCGACTACTGCTTCGACTTTCTTTGGTGACTTACTAGCATCTTCAATCAAACCATCTTCAAGAAGCCATTTAATTGCATCGCCGGGCAAGTCAGAAACAATCTCGCCTGCTTCAACACGCTTGTTAGGCGGATAATCAATTCCAACCATTGCTCGATACTGGGCCATACTGCCTCCTTTGGACAGATAAGAACCCCAATACCACTTGGTCACTAGGACTCGACAACGGCTGGGGTCTCTAAGGACTCGGTTAATTAAAGAGTATCACTCAGTTTGCTTTTTCTTTAACTGACGCTCGGCTCTTTCTTGTTGAACCATAGTTAAAGTTAAGAAGTAACCGATACCGTCAATGGCATTATCTATTTTCTGTCCGTGGACTTCTCTAGCAATCTTTACTCCAACCATGCAAAGAGCCACCTGTTCGGCTGATACAGGAAATCCTAAAATTGCTTCCCATATCTTTCCTGCTCTTGTGAAGTCATCTAAAGGATGACCGTAATCGTTTTGTCTATCGCCGCTTACTAATCGAACGGCATAGTCGGCAATATCTTGTGGTGTGTTCATAGGATTTGTAGGTCCGCTACTTTCTTCTCGGGATAAGTTGCGAAGGTCAGGACTCCTGGTTCGCTGTGTTCGCCTGTTGTTAGTCTGAACCATTCCGAACCTCCGTCTAGTGCTGGCGCTTGAAGCCAATGAACACTTCCCCAATCGGCTTGTCTTAAATGATGATAATGACCAGTTATTAAAATGTCGCACTCGCCTATTGGTTGACGACCTAAAGACATTTTACTTAACCAAGTTTTTAATTTTAATTCAGCAGTAGAACCTGAACGAGCAGTATGGCCGTGAGTAAGACCAAGAATCCAACCAGCCGTTTCAACTGTAAGAGATAAATGGTCAGGCGCCATAATAACCTCAATATGACCGTACGCTTCTTGATTGAAGGCGAGGACATCTTTAACTTGGTCAATAACCGCAAGGTCGTCATTGTCTGCAAGTGTGGTGAATGCTTTTCCATTTGAACTTCTATTCTCTCCGTGATTTCCACCCACGGCTATTAATCGAACTTTATCAAAGTGTGGGGACCAAACACGGATTGCTTCAAGGAGTAATGTTCGAACGGCATTAACTTGTCCTCGTCTATCTAAGTCCACTCCAAAGGTTTGCATTTCATAATGTCCTAAACAGCCTTCTACGCTATCTCCAGTCCATATTATTTGGAGTGTGCCTAAAGGTCGCTTTAGTCTTTTTAACTCGGCTACGCGGCTCAGAACGGCTTCTATGGCACTTAAAACTCGTTGTGCTGTGGCTTCTGTTCCACCGCCTTCAGGCTTGCCTAATTGCCAGTCAGCAAGAACGACATTGAAGACTCCTTCTCCATAAATAATTTCTACCTTCTTGCGTTTATGATTTTTAATTTCTTCTTTTAACTTATCTAAGTTGTAGTCCGTCTTAGAGTCTTGTATTCGAACTACTTTGCCTTTCCATTGACGATTAAGTGCGCCAAGTGGGTCGCCCCAAACATTGAATAAAACTGGTTCAACTACTGCAAAGTAGTCTGGGTCTAATCCCCACATTCGAAGAACGCCTGTCCAATCAGGAGCAATCTCGCCTTCCATTGGCAAAGTAGTTACTTCACCTTCGTCCCCTTTCCATTCAATTCCGGGGACCCATTGAGCCTTGCGGTCTCTTTTAGGTGGTTCGTGTTCTTCTTTCTCTGCTTGACCAACGAGTGCTTTAACTCGTTCTTCAAAACTCACTTAGCGCACCTGCAACCACCAGCACGATGGCGGCGCATTGTTGCTTCACTCATTTTGTAGCCTTCAGATTCACATAGCCGAACTAAATCGACATGGCGGATTCTTTTATCTGCGAGCGCCTTTTTTAAAAGTTCTGATTCTTCTTTAGGGATAGAACAAAGCATTTGTCCTACAAAACATTCTTGCCCTATAAACAATCTTGGGTTATTTACGAGCGCAGATAAACCTTCTTTAAAGGTGTTGGTTGACTGCTTTGCAACGCGAGCATTTGAGCGAGTATGGGACGGTGAGATATTCTGCGAGGATTCGTCCACATCGCCAACACTTGGGGAATTCGTCACGATTAGAGCCCCTTCCGTATGGGTCTTTGACTTGCTCGCTCATCGTTATCTTTCTACATACGCTTGAAAATTAACTGCGATGCGAGGTCGGTCTTTGTCGTCCAATCCTAGGGGAATAAAGGCTCCTAAGGAAGCGACACGCAAGACTTTCGTTGAGGAAATCGTTACATCCGTTAAGTCAGATAAGAGGTCTCTAATTGTCTTTGCTTTATCTCTTGCGGTTGGGTAATCATCGCGAGAGCCTCTTACTAATACTTGAATGCGAGGCATATCTACATCGTAAGGATTACCACCAAAAGATTCTCTTGGAGCCATTCCTTCGTATTCGTAAATAGTTACACAAGCGTCTGGAGTATCTGGCATCTTACCTAAAAAAATACTTACCCCGAGAGTTCCTTGAGAGGCGTGAGCGCCAAAAGCACCAGCAGTGTTTTGTAAGTAATCGCCCAAAGCCTCAATTATCATCTCAACATCCCTTTCGTTTCTCTTTCAATTTTATCAGCAATACGACCTGCGATACCAGTTACTTGACGAGTAAGTGGGTCCTCTAAATACTTTGCTTTGCCGTGAGGGTGATTGGCTGAAAGGTTTTCGTGAACATAGATGGAGTATTCCGTAGCCGAGCCTCCATAAGTGATTTCGACATACACTTCATTACCTCTTTCAAATACCCCTACTTCAGGACGAATACGACCTGAGGCTTTTAAGGCACCTGTATCAACTGGCACTTCATCTTGAGAATTAGCAAAGGCTTCTTGCGCTTCGTTCCTTAAAGCACGAGCCGCAACTTTTACTCCTGCTGG